TTTCAAATACACCGTAAGATGTACCTCCAGCTCCGTAAGAGTTTTGTTGTGCTAACATATTATCAAATAGTAACTCAGTTTTTCTATCTAAGAAAAGCATGTTTTCTTCAATAGCTCCTTGAGTATCTAAATTTTCTAATACAGAGTCAAAATCTTGTAATGATCCAGCGTAGCCAGATAAGATATTACCTCTTGTGTTAATTGCAGAGAATAGACCTTGTGTACCTTTTACAAAGATACCACCTACTCCAGCTCCAGTAAATCCTGGAAGAACAGCAGCTCTAGCTCCAGATCCAACTGTAGTAAGCTCACCTTCAATCATACTCATTTCTAAGTAATCTTCGAAACGTAATCTAGTTTCACCTTCAGCTTTTAAATACCATAGGTAACCAGATGTTCCATCTTCAGCAGCAACTTCAACCCAACCGATTTGTGCAGTATCAGAACCAGATATAGCATATCTAGATTTTAATATGATTGGTGAGTTAGAAAATTGTGTAAAAGAAGGAGTGATAGACTCGTTAAGAGGTCCAACAGTTCCTTTAGCATATTCTGAACCATATACAAATACTTTTAATCCAGTAAGAGCTGCACCAGCAGCGCCAGGATTAATTTGTGCTTGTGTATAAGCAACAGCAATAAATGATGTTCCAGCAGCACCACCATAACCAGCGTTAGTTGTTGAATCAGTTACAATTGCTTTTACAGTTCCAGAAGGATTTGCAGGGTCCATAACTACAATAGTCATGTTTTGGTAAACAACGTTTACAGCACCAGCAGGCACAGTAAATTCACCCAAGGCTGTTACAGATACGTTATCATATGCAATATGTAATCTATTTTGTTCTGACCAAATTACTTGATCAGATGTCATTGGCATTTCAGCGCCAACCATTCTTAAGAAACCAGAAATAGTTCTGTTTCCATATCTTTCTACTTCAGCCTCATAGACTTCAGGTAGATACTGTTGAGCAAAATCATTTGCACCACCAGTGTTAAATTGTAGGTAGTTATTCGTCAAAAGTTGTTGTGCTTGTGAAGGTAATAAACTACCAAATTGAGGACTTAATACTCCCATAATTTTAGTTTTTGTTTTTTAGTTAAATTTACTTTTGTTAATTCTTAACTTAGATGTGCTAACACCGTCTAACGCTTTAACTTTAAATCCTCCTATAAACTGATCACCTCCTGCAGTTGGACGAGGTCCATCAGCACTTGGATTTTTAGATCCTTCAACTACGGTTTTTATACCATCAGTCTTTCCTTGTTCATAAAAATGATTTATAATTTTGTCTACGTTTTGAGCAGCGTACATAGCCTTGTGATAACCTCTCGCATCTTTAACATTTCCTTCACTGTCTAAGAACTTCTTGACAAAGTTGTTAATATTTGATTGATCTTCTGCAACACTAGATGGATTTTTTATACTATATCTAAACTTTTTTTCTCCGACTTCGAAATCAAAACCTTTGAAATCATCGTTTAAAATTTGTTTAGTTTCGTCTAAAAACTTACCATGTCGTTGTTCAGCTAATTTTTGATCTTCGTTGTAGCGATTGAAAAAATCCATAGCTTTCTTTTGTTCAGGATTATCACTAGGTCTCAACTTGATGTCCTTGTAATATTTATCCTTCATACCGTCTAGAAAGTTTTTAGCTTTTGCAACCTCTTCTTTTTTTGCGAGTTTCTTTTTGCGGATGTCTCGCTCCTCGTCTTCATCCTCATCAAATGAAAAATTTTCTTCCATTACAAATGAAAGATCTTCTTCAGTTAAATGTGGTTTAGTATTTTTGTAATATTCTTTTAATAAAGTATTTTCATCTACATTAGTATAATCCGCATTAAGTCTTGCGTAATCATCTATTGAACCACCAGTCTCTTTCATGAAATCAACTAATTTTTCGATATTTTCTGGTAGCTGTGCAACTGTTTGCTCAGGTTGTATTATAGGTTTTTCTTCTATAACCTCGTCTGTTACTTCTTTTAATGTTGGTTCTTCTTCTGGTTTTTCAACTTCACCAATTTGAATGGGCTCTGGTACTTGTTCGTCCACTTTAGCCAAATCTCCGGCTTGTTTGCTTTCAACCACTTTTCCTGTTTCTTCGACTGGAATGGCATCTTCTGTTGTTTTTTTAGTTAAATCTACTTTTATAGGTTCGTCTATAAATGATTTCTTTTTTAGTTTAGCTGACTTAATTTTAAAGTCACCTTCTTGTTTTACTTTTTCTTCTGACATGATATAATATTATATAATTAATAATTGAATTAGTTAGGGGTAAAAGCCTCTATACTTAATCCTTCGAGCGCTTGATCTCCAGTTTCAAAATTAACTGGCACGCTATTGTTTTTACGTTGAGCAATCATTTCACTTTGTTGTGTAGCTTGTACTTTAGCTCTTCTATCTTTACGATCTTCTATGTATTGTTCTTTTTGTTTTACTGCACCTAATTGAACTTCTGCTAATTGTAAATCATAACCAAACTGAATTTCCATTTCTTGTTGTTTGATTTGAGATGCCATTTGCATTCTTTGTATTTCCATTTGTGATTTAGCTTGAGCTTCTTGTACTTCGCTTTCTGTTAAAGCTTGGTTTTTTTGAACCTCAGCCATTGCAGCTCTTTCAGCAGCATCAGCATTAGCACTAGCTTGAACTTCAATCATTTGTTGTTTTTGAGCTTGCTCTCTCGCTATTTTCTTTTTACGCTTTTGTTTAAGTAAATCATTAGCTAGCTTTAAGTTTTTAATTTGACGTATATCAATAGCATCTTCTAAATCAATACCGCCTTTAGATAAAGCAACTTGTATGTTTTGCTCTAGTTGAGCTTGCTCTTCTTCTTCTGGTTCTAGTTCTAAATAAATACCAAAATCATGAAGATTTATTTTTTGTATTTCATTTAACGTAGCTGTATTATAAATTGAAACGCTGTTTTTTAATGAATTTAAAGTTAATGGAAAGTTTATTGAGTCCGCAACTTTAAGCGATACGTTTTCACAAGTTTTAAGAGTGATCCAAAGACTTGAGTTAAGTATATGTTTTGTAGCTATATTAGATTGGTTGGCAGCCATTTTTTGTAATCCTACTAAAGCATCTTTATCTGGCATGCTACCATCTCTAGCTTCATTAAGTCCAGTTACATCACGTATCATTTGTAAATAGTATTGATACGTTTGTATTAAGCTTTGTATTTTAGCTTGGCCACTAGAACTTGTTAATTCTTGTATTGGAACTTTACCTCTATTCATTTCACCTTCTTGAGTAAGTGATCTACCTACTATCGAACCAGTTTGAAAATACATGTTAAGTGCTTCAGCTGCATTGTAATTTGTTCCATTACCTAAATCAACCTCTGCTAAGCCGTCCATATCTAAGAACACACCATCTGGTACTATTCTAGACATAACTTGTTGTAACTTTAAATGAGTTAATTGTATCATATCAGCAAAACCTGTTATTTTACTAACTAGCGAATCTATACGTCCTTGATATATTCTAGGAGCTGCTATAGTATAACTCATTTCAACTTTAGTAGTATCTGCAAATGGGCGAGTCATGTTTTCAGCTAACTCCCATTGTAATATTTGATTATCTAAACCTAGTACTTTAGCACCATTATATAATACCTCTATAGTTCTTGATACTTTAGAAAAAGAATCACTTGGCGGTGGATTAAAGCTATCAGTTTTTTGAATAGTTTTTTCTAAACCATACTCAGTTTCTTTTATTTTAAATACTTGGTTGTTATAAGTTTTGTATTCAAAAAATAAAACTTGCACCGTGTTTGGATCCCACGTATTCCAACCTGAAATTTGATCTCTATTGCCAGGCATATCTTGTATGCGTTTTAATTCTTTAGAAGATAAATTAGGAAATTGTCTTTTAATTTCAGGAATAGTCATTGATTTAACTTCTCCTACGTAATATATATCTTCAAAGTTTGGATCTTCTGTATAAGAATATATAAGCTTAGCAGGATCAACGTAATCTATAGTAACTCCATTAGCTTTATTCCAATGAGTTCTTGAAGCGCCTATACCTAGAACAGTTAAATCATAATTAACTCTACGGTTAATTAAATCATATCTGTTTTTTGCTAATATATTATTAATAACTTCTTCTTCAGCTATTTCTATTGACTGCTTATAACTTAATTGCATATGAAGATCAAGCTCTTCTTCGGTTTCAGGTAAAGCTTCTGGATCTGGTTGACTAAAAAGATTCACACCTACAGTATCTTTTATGCTACTTAAATATTGTTTAGCATACATGTCTTCTAATATAGCGTTAGCGTAATTAGTTCTTTTTTTCATAGACTCAGGGTCTTGAGCGTATGCTTTTATTTCGTAAGTTTTATTAGATAAACCATTTACAACTATATCTACAAATTTAGACACAACAGGAACTGGCTTCCAATCTAAATTTAAATAAGACAAATCACCATTAATTGCTAATTCATCTTTATATTTTTGAACTGATTGTTCTCCTCTAGCATATAATCTTAAACCGTGAAATCTATTAAATGAAGTAGAAAATCTGTTACCTTGCCCACCTTGTCTAAACCACTCGCCTTGTATGGCTAAAGCAACTTGTTTTCCGTATTCCCAAGAACTTTTTTCTTCGTCACTAACTACTTGACTAGGGAAGGCACTATTTGGATTTGTATATACTTTCATTTACTTAATTATTTTTGAAATATCACCTTTGTTATTATATCTTTTAATTCCAAGATCAATAGGTTTTCTTATTAATTTATTAACTGGTGCATATCTATTTTTATTACAAGCCATTATTGCTAGGCCTGAACTAATCGTAGCATCATGTTTAGTTCTACTATTTATATCAAACACAGCCCAATCTTCTAATGTTCTTTGAAAATACATATCTCCATACATATCTCCTAAAAAACCAACTCTTGTTTCTATGTAAGACTCAATAGCCGCAGCGTGTGCTTGTTTTATATCTTCACTAGAGTTAGGTATTCCACCAATCTCTCTTTCTGTTACAGATAATTTCATATATGTTTTATCTGGTCTATTCATTGAGTAACCTCTATAACCTCTACGTTTAAAATGATAAAGTAATCTAGGTTTATTATTTTCTGCAAGTATTGGCATGCCATAAAAAATACAAGCCATTAAAACATCTTCAAAAAATATTTCTGCAGTTTGTGGTCTAGCTATGTATTCTAAAAAGAAATGATCAGCAGGAGCTTCTTCCATGCTAAACTTAGTTAAACCATGTAAAGATCCATTAGAACCTTTGCCATCTACTGTTCCTGATATATCATAACTATCACAACCAAAAGCACCCATATGTTCATTGCCTGGATATTTTATACCATTTTTATTTATAACTCTATTTTGTAAATTTAATGGTGGAACCCAAGATATTATAAATCTACCATCTTTGTTAGGTGCAAATATAACTTTTGTATCTTTTATTCCGTTTTCCCATTGAAAACTACCTTGAGTTACTACTCTTTGTTGTTTTAAATCTTCATTGTAATCTATTTGTTCGTATATTTTACTTAGATTAAATAAAGACATTTTAGACTCGTCTCTAAACGCATGCTTAGTTGTGCGAGGAAACTGTCTATAAAATTCGTTTAAACCATCAGAATCTTCTTTAAGACCCTCTACCTCATTGTCCCAGTATTCAATAACCCCAATTTTGATTGGCGTTCCATGAGGTCCATACACTTTTTTTGATGGCGTGTTGAAGACAGGATAGCCATAAGAATCAATGTATCCCTCGTAATTCCATTCCATAGGTATGAACAAAGAATAGAGTCCTGAACGTGTTTGTCCATTTGCGTTTCTTTTTGTAACATCTGAGTCATCATATAATTTTTTAAAGTTTCTACCACCTTTATCTAAAGCGTTTGATGTTGATCCCATCATACACTTACCTATAATCCTAGAACCTAGTCTAAGGGTAGTTTTTGTAACTCGCCAATTGTTTTGTATATCATTAGGTCTTTCCCATTTACCACTTTCATCATGCACTAGTAGTCTTAGTTTTTCACCATCATAAGCATTGTCACCTGTGTTTTTCCAATCAATAGTTGTGTCAAGTCCTGTTATATCCTCTTGTTTATCTGTAGAAACTATAGACCTTCTTGTAAACTTAGAAGCTGGCACACGATATGCTAACTCTGTTTTAGGTCGATCCATACCGTCTTGTATTGGTTTAAAAAAGAAAGGATAGTTGACTGATATTGGTACTACTTTATCTGTAAACATTTTTTTAGCATCAGCACCTGACTTTGATAATATACCAAAACGCGCATCGGTTGATATTGTAGCCATGTTAACAGTTTCACCAGATGCCATAAATGAAAATCCAGATCGTCTGT